AGTAAAACGAAAAGCTCTCTGATGTAGGAACTGATGGTGGGTCATAGTTCTGATTGCCGCTCGCCATCGCTGTGCTCCTTTCATCGTCCCGTACTCAAAGGCGACCGAAAACGGCCAAGCCCCAAAAACGGCCACCCAACGCGCGCACCGTTTGGGCATGCCCCGGCCACCCACGTTTGCGGGCATTTCATTCTTGGGCTTTCACCGACGCCCCAAAATGGGCGTTTCGGCCGGGTGCCACCCGGCCATCATCAGGGTGATTTTAGTAGTTCAAGGGCACGATTTTCCAGGTGAAGCCGAAACCTTCAAGTTCACCGGCTGCCTTGAGTTTGCCACGGAAGGCGATATGCTTGCAATCGGGCAGGTTCAAAGCGGTGAAAGCATCACGCACGGATTTGTAGGATTCACCGTTCACCAGGACGGCTGACCGCTGGGCACGTTTGGCGCGGATTTCTGGCACCAGCCAGGTGAGCTCAGTGCCCAGGCTCATACGCGCGTGAATCACCGCCGATGCCACGGGCACTTTTTCGGTGGTGGGTGCCGTTTCCAGAATGGCCGCGCGGGCAGATTTGGCCGCTTCACGTTTGGCCATGCGCGCCAGCTTGGTTTCGGCCGTTTTTTCGGCTTTGGCGGCATCACGCGCCGTTTTGGTGGTGGCCGCTTCTTTGGCCTTGGCCAGCGCGTCAATCTCGTCTATGGCGGCTGCATTAGGGAATTTGGGCATTTTAGCCTTTGAGGTCATGGGCAGGGCTTTGCGCGCGTATGCGGCGGCGGGGTTGTCGTTGGCTACGGTCTGGTTGGCGGTTTCGTTCATTGGGGTCTCCTGGAAAAAGGTTGGGCACGCCTACGGCGGCAGGTTAATCGTTATCATTAACCATACTTAGATCATACTATATTAAAAGGATAAAGTCAAGCAATTTTTGACGATTAAGTAGGAATATTTTTGACATAGTTTACTTTTAAACAGGCAAGGTTTACACTTGAACGTATGGAAACTCACAAAGGAAATAGGCCTGTGGTGCCGCCAAATGCGGCCATTCCGCGCGCGCCCACGACGGACGCACAGCCCAACACGCATGGGCCATCGACCACAGCCCAGCCAGCCCTGGGTGCATTACCGGCCAAACCTGGCCCAACTTTGAATGCCGCCGGGACATTGGACGTGGGCCACGGCAAAGCCCATGGGCGCGGCACCGGCCATCACGGTTCACCGGCCATGAGCCTAGTTTTGCCCGGCCACGACCCAAAGCCTACAGACGGTGAGCCGGGGGACGGGGGCCAGCCCCCCTTTGACCAAGATCCAAGCGAAACTCTCAAAAGGCCCAAACTCAATAAATTCCGCTCGAAAGAATTATCATCCAATGTCATGCGTCTTTCGGACAATAACCCCCCGTCCATCCGCCGCATTGGCCGCCCGCCCAACACCCCAAATAAGTGGACGCCGGAATACATTGATTCTGTCGTTGCCGACATGCAGCAGTACACGGATGACACTGACTACCCCACGGAAGCGGAGTTCTGCTACACGCGATCCATCCATCCGCAGCGGCTCCGCGAATCGCCCGTGCTGCGTGACGCCCGTGACATGATGCTGGCCAAGCGTCAGGCAATGGTCATCCGTCGCGGCATGAACCTGGGGCCGGGTGAAGGTGCGCTGGGCTCATTCATCGCGCGGCTCTCAGCCAATGCCGGCATCTTCAGCCTCGTGGACAAGCAGGAAGTGACAGGGAATGAAGGAATGCCGCTGGCGATTGGGATGATCAAGCGGGTGATCGTGGATGACGCGGCTTCAGCCAAGCGCGTAGAGCCGGAAGGGGAAGCTGATGGCGAGTGACTTGGTCATTGCCACGCCGCGTGCTGCGGCTCCACTGCTGGCTCCTGCGCGATATAAGGGCGCATTCGGAGGACGCGGCTCTGGGAAGTCGCACTTCTTCGCGGAGCTATTGATTGAGGAACATGTGGCCAATCCGGCGCAGTTGTCGGTATGCATACGTGAATACCAACGCACGCTGGAACAGTCGGTGAAACGGCTGTTGGAAAGCAAGATCCAAAAGCTCGGGGTGGGCAGCCTGTTCGAAGTGCAAGACCGGCAGATCAAGAGCCGCACGGGGCCGGGAGCCATAATTTTCGAGGGCATGCAGAACTACAATGCGGAGTCCATCAAGAGCTTGGAAGGCTTTGACCGCGCGTGGTTCACGGAAGCGCAGCGCACGAGCCAGCGCTCGCTCGATTTCCTGCGGCCCACGATTCGTAAGGAAGGCTCGCAGCTGTGGTTTGACTGGAACCCGAGCGAACCGACAGACCCCATTGACGTGCTGCTCCGGGGGGACAGCCCCCCGCCGGACGCCATCGTCGTGGAGATGAACTATCGGGACAACCCGTGGTTCCCGGACGTACTCCGGGAGGAAATGGAATACGACAAGGCCACTGACCCGGACAAGTATGCGCACGTCTGGTTGGGGAAGTATGCAACGCAGTCTGATCGGCGGGTGTTCCATAACTGGTGCATTGAAGAGTTTGAAACTCCGGCAGACGCCACGCTATGGCTGGGAGCTGACTGGGGCTTTGCGCAGGATCCTACGGTGCTGATCCGGTGCTTCATCGTCGGCCGTCGGTTGTATGTGGATTATGAAGCCTACCAGGTTGGGTGTGAAATTGTGGACACCCCGAGTTTGTTCATGACGATTCCCGCCTCGGAAAAGTGGCCGATGGGTGCGGACAATGCGCGGCCGGAAACGATCAGTCATATGAGGCGGCATGGGTTCCCACGCATCATGGCATCCACGAAAGGCAAGGGATCGGTGATGGATGGCATCGAATTCCTCAAATCACACGAAATAGTTGTGCATCCGCGCTGCATCCACCTCATTGATGAGTTGACTTTGTATGGGTATAAGGTCGATACTCTAACTGGGCGCGTGTTGCCTATACTGGAAGACCGGGACAATCACTGCATTGATGCACTGCGCTATGCCGTTGAAGTCACCCGGCGGGCCGGTGCTGTTCGCGTGACTCAGTCCGCGATGCCGCAGCCAGTTGCTCACAGGTGGTAGGAGGAATGATGAGACTTCACGACAAGGGGCAGAAGGCAGACCGGGATCGTGCCGTCGTCCTGCATTCATATCAGGAGATGTGCAAGTTCTTCCACGTGCCGCACTCGGCCCGGTTGACCCCCGTACAGCTCACGAAGATGACGAACACCCAGATCTACCAAGCCGGCAAGGATCTGTACAACGGCGCCACGGTGGCTCAGGCTCATAAGCTGGCCGTCAAGCTCGGGGTATATAAGCAGGGCGAAAATGCCATTGTCGCTTGGATCAAGGCGCTGTTCGCTCCGAGGAAGCTCCATGTCGCGCCCAAGCACGTCTGACCGGTTGCTGGAGATTCACCGCTCGGCCCTCGCTGAGTTCGATCGCATTCAGAGCGCCATGCACGAAGAGCGGCAGATGTGCGTGGAAGACCGCCGGTTCTATTCCATTGCCGGAGCGCAGTGGGAAGGCAACCTCGGTGAACAGTTCGAGAACAAGCCCAAGTTCGAAGTGAACAAGGTGCACCTTGCCGTGCTGCGCATCATCAACGAGTACCGCAACAACCGGATTGCCGTCGCGTTCGTGTCCAAGGACGGCACGGCAAATGACCGTATGACCGATATATGCGCTGGATTATTCCGAGCGGATGAATATGACTCCGGCGCTGAAGAAGCCTACGACAACGCATTCGAGGAAGCGGTGGGCGGCGGCTTCGGCGCGCTGCGGCTGCGCACTTCGTACGAGAACGATGAAGACCCGGACGATGAACGCCAGCGGGTGCGCATCGAACCGATCTTCGATGCCGATAGCTCCGTATTCTTCGACCTTGACGCCAAGCGGCAGGACAAGGCAGACGCCAAGCACTGCTTCGTGGTGTACTCGATGACCCCAGAAGCGTATGAAGAAGAATACGGCGACACCCCGGCCAGTTGGAATAAGGACGTTGGCAGCACCCAGTTTGACTGGAGCGCTCCAGACGTTGTGTTCCTCGCAGAATACTACCGGGTGGAAACTGAGAAGGACGAGATCATTACACTGGTCGGAGTGGCCGGGGATGAACGGAAGCTGATTGATTCTGAAACTTCTCCGGACACGATGGACGAGCTGCTCGGTTCAGGATACACGGAAGTGCGCCGCCGCAAGATCCGCACGCGCCGGGTGCACAAGTACCTGCTCTCCGGGGGCGGCATCCTCGACGACCTCGGTATGATTGCCGGCAAGAACATTCCCATCATTCCAGTCTATGGCAAGCGGTGGTACATCGACAATATTGAACGGTGCATGGGCCACGTGCGCCTCGCGAAGGATGCGCAGCGGCTGAAGAACATGCAGCTGTCCAAGCTCGGTGAACTCAGTGCGCTGTCCAGCGCCGAAAAGCCCATATTCGTACCCGAGCAGGTTGCCGGCCACCAGATGATGTGGACTGACGACAACCTGAAGAACTACCCATATCTGCTGTTGAACCCGGTCACCGGCTCTGATGGTTCCGTCATGCCCGCTGGCCCAATCGGCTATACCAAGCCGCCCGCCGTACCACAGGCCATGGCGGCACTGCTGCAGCTCACGGAAGTTGACATGCGCGAGATCCTCGGTAGCCAGCAGGACACCGACAAGCTCGTCAGTCACGTTTCCAGTAAGGCCATTGAGCTGGTGCACAATCATATGGACATGCAGACGTACATCTACGTGTCCAACTTTGCCAAGGCGGTGCGCCGCGTCGGTGAGGTGTGGCTGTCTATCGCTCGTGAAGTGTACGTTGAAGACGGGCGCAAGATGAAGGTGCTGGATCCATCCGACAACTCCGCGAGCACCGTGACGCTGCTCGCTCCCCGCAAGGATCCTGCCACCGGCGCTCTGGCTGCTGAAGCTGACCTCGCTGCTGCAGACTTTGACGTGGCGGTAGACGTTGGGCCCAGCAGCAGCTCGTTGCGCGCGGCTACAGTACGGTCATTGACTGAGATGCTTCAAATCACGCAGGATCCGGAAACGGCATCAGTCCTCCAGGCTATGACCATCATGAACATGGAAGGGGAAGGTATAGCGGACGTGCGCGAGTTCTTCCGCAAGAAGCTCGTGAAGATGGGCGCTATGGAACCGAACGACGAGGAAGCCAAGGCTATGGCGGCAGCCGCTGCAGAGCCAGACCCCCAGAAGGAAGCTCTGTTGGCAATGGCCGAGGAAGCGAATGCCAAGGCGACGAAGGCCCGCGCGGACGTGCTCCAGACCATGGCTGACGTGGAACTGACCCACGCCAAAACAGTAGAGACCCTGGCCAATGTCGACATGGACAGTACGCGGGCGGCTATTGAAGGCGTCGAGCGGATGTTCAAACCTGGACAGAAGCCATAAGCAATCACCGACCGTCCCGGGATATGGACGAGAAAGGTACAACGTATGACGATAGAAGAGCAGATCATCGCGTCTCCCCCGCCGGTTGAAACTCCGGCCGAACCTGCCACTGGCATCACCGTGTCCATCGGCGCGGAAGAGGCGCCAGACGACCAGAAAGCTCCGGCATGGGGGAAAGACGTGCGCAAGCGGAACCGCGAACTAGAGCGCGAACTGCGCGCGGCCCGCAAGGAGCTCACGGAAGCGACGGCCCCCAAGGAACTGCAACTCGGCCCCAAGCCGACGCTGGAGCAGCTTGAATACGACGCGACGAAGTATGAAAGTGCCTTGTCAGAGTGGATGGAGAAGAAGCGGAAGGTGGACGAGAAGGTCGCGGCTGCAGAGATAGAGACTCGCACCGTTGAGCAGAAGTGGCAAACCAAGCTGGCCGCGTTTCAGAGCGCCAAGGCTGAACTTCAGGCTCCTGACTACGAAGATGCTGAATCTGTCGTGCTGGACTTGCTTAATCAGGCGCAGCAAGGCATAATAGTACACGGAGCCAAGAAC